TCTGGCTTATGGTCCAACTCAAAAGTTTTTAGCAAGAATTGAGCAGTCACCTGATCTTAACAAACCAACGGCAATCACTCTTCCAAGAATGTCGTTTGAGTTTACAGGACTTACTTACGATCCCTCCAGAAAAGTAACGACAACTCAACAGTTTACTGTAAAAGATCCTAGTGATGGAACGGAGACTAAAAAGGCATTCATGCCAGTTCCATATAACATGAATTTTGAACTGGCAATCATGACAAAGTTAAATGATGATGCCCTTCAAATTGTAGAACAGATATTACCATATTTTCAACCAGCATACAACCTCACTGTTGAACTAGTATCAACAATTCAAGAGAAAAAAGATGTTCCTGTGATTCTTGAAAATATTACCATGGAAGATGACTATGAGGGAGATTTTACAAAGAGAAGAGTCCTACTTTATACTTTGAGATTTACTGCAAAGACATACCTGTTTGGTCCTGTTTCTTCTGCAACGAAGGATATCATCAAGAAGGCAACTGTCAATTATCTCACAGGTACAGACACTTCAAATACTACAAGAGCACTTACTTACTCTGTCGAACCAAGAGCAATCAAAAATTATACAGGTGATGCAATCACCAATCTGGCGGATGATGTCACCAAGACTGCTAAGACAATCAGTGTTGATAGTGCGAGTGGTTTAAGTGAGAAGACTTATGTTGATCTGAACGGAGAGACTATCTTCATTAAATCGATTGACGGCACTAAACTTTCTGTTCTCAGAGGTCAATATAATACTGGTGCGGTTACTCACCTTAAGGGCGATGGCGTATTCGTGATTGACTCCTCAGATAATGCTCTAATTGAAGAAGGTGATGACTTTGGATTTAGTGGCACTCTATCTGGAGGATTTGACGGATTATGAGTTTTAACGACTTAAACGAAACATTCAATGTTGATGGTGAAGTAGTTCTTCCTGAGGTTTCTTCTGCTAAACCTAAAAAGATTACTTCTCAAGTTGATGATATTAAAAAAGACTACGATTATACCAGAGGCAATTTATACTCTATAATTGAAAAAGGTCAAGAGGCAATCAACGGTATTCTTGAGCTAGCACAAGAGTCCGATCAACCTAGAGCATATGAAGTTGCTGGGCAACTTATTAAAAGTGTGTCTGATGCCACAGATAAATTGATGGATCTTCAGAAAAAATTAAAAGATGTTGGAGAGGACAAAAAAGAGCGTGGTCCATCTACTGTAAACAATGCATTATTTGTTGGATCAACTGCAGAACTTGCAAAAATGTTAAAGGACGGACTTAAAGATCAACCTAAATAAAAAAGGGAGAGAAATCCCGAAGTATTTAAGTTACTAATAAAATGTCAAGCAAGGATTTACCTTCGATTGATGATTTTGCTGAAGATCCAAGTAATCTTCCGTCAATCGATGAATTTATTACAGAGGAAGTGGAAGAGGATTTACCCTCTGTAGAAGATTTTATCGAGAAAGAAAAAGAAATAATTTCAGAACAAACTCAAACTATTGAAGATGCAAATGGAGAGTCATTTGCAGAGGTTCAGGACATAGTTCCTGCTTGGCCAGAGTTGGTCAAAATGGTTAATGATATTAGGGCAGACATCCCTGATATTCCAGAGATTAAATATTACGATAAAGAATTAGAGCAACTTGCTGAACAGATTTCTCAGGTAAGAGATGAGATTCCAGAAGTTCCTGAAGTAAGATATTACGAGAGAGAAGTAGAGGCAATCTGTGAGCAGATTGATCTTGTAAGATCTGAAATTAAAGATCTACCTGAGGTCAAATATTATGATGAACAAGTAAATCAGATTGAAGATAGAATTGACACTCTTCAGACTGAGGTTGCTAATCTACCTGAAGTCAAATATTACGACGCTGAGATTGCTGCTATTTGTGAAGCGATTGATGCTGTAAAGGAGTCTATTCCTACTTTTCCTAAGTGGGTTAATGAAGTAAATGAAGTTCCAGATTTTTCCTGGATTGGTAAAACCTTTAGTGTTATTGATGATGACTTTATTAAAGTCAATGACTCTATTGATACATTAAAAGAGCATGTCAAACTTGATATTAAAAAATTAGTAGAAGAAAATGAAGTAAAACATTTTGAAAATAGAGTTCAATTTGGCACTGAAGTAAAAGATCTTGATACTAAGTTAGGAGAAGAAAAAGATAAAATCTGGAAGGAACTTCGTAGTTCCTCAATGAAAATTTGGGAATATCACAAAGAATTTAAGGATGATGATAAGAAGTTAAAAAAACAAATTAAGAATGAATATAATTCTCTAAAGAATCAACTTGAACAAAATCTCTCCAAGTATAATCTTGAAAGTGTAAAAACTGATGAACTTCTTCTTAACTACTTTAATGGATTAAAAGAGGAAGTAAGTAATCTTCCTGAAGTAAAATATTATGACGATGATATTAGTAGCATCAAAGGTGACATTTCAAATCTTCGTTCTTTAGTTCAGTCAATCAAAACCGAACAGAAAGAATTAAACGAAGAAATTAAACAACTGAATGAAGTAGCACTTGAAGAACCTCATGATGTTGTTCAAAGTGTTGATGGTGATGGAGATCCTCTTACACCTCTTGATAAACAATTTCCAAATCTTAAATCATTAGCAGATCACTATAGATTATTCATCAATAGAGTTCAAACTCAAATCGCATCAATAGGTGGAGGTGGTGCTGGATTTATTAAAGATCTAGACGATGTAAGTTTCGACCAAACAACTGGAACTAATAAACTTCTTATCTACAATGGTTCATCTTGGGTTGGAATTGCAAGTTCAGCAATAGGTACAGTTGGAGCTGCTGGCACCTGGGCATCAAATTCTGCTGGTATTCATACCACTAAGAACGTTGGTATTGCCACAACGGCAAGATCAAATTTTGCACTTTACGTTGAGGGTAATCAATACATTGATGGAAACATCACTGTTGGGGGAACAATTACATATGATGATGTAAAAAATGTTGATTCTATTGGACTTGTCACTGCAAGAACTGGTGTTGATGTTTTAGCAGGCGGTGTAAATGCAGTTGGAATTTCTACATTCAGCACTGGTATTGGAACTGTCCACATCGGAACTGGATCTACAACACTTTTTGTTGATGGTGATGCAAGAATTACTGGAATTCTCACCATTGGTAGAGGATCTGTTACAATTGATGGTGATAATAATACTGTCAGCACTGGTATTGTCACCATTACGAGCAGTCAGGTTGTCCTTGGCGACAACGTTACTATCAATGCTGGTGCTACTGGCATTAACTCTGCACCAAACGTATTGTATGTTGCAAAAGATGGTAATGACTCAAATAATGGAACATCAATTGATAATGCAAAACTGACAATTGCTGGTGCTGTTTCTATTGCTCAGTCGGGCACAACAATTAAAGTTCTCTCTGGAAATTATGTAGAATCTAATCCTATCGAACTTCCTGCATTTACAGCACTTGTTGGTGACGATCTTAGAACTGTTAAAGTTCTTCCAAGCACAACAACTAGTGATATTTTCCATGTAAATAAAGGATGTAAGATTGCAAACATGACTTTCTCTGGTCATGTTCATCCTGCAGCTGCTGTTGCTTTCCCAACAGGCATAGCAACTAACGTTGGTGGTGGTAAATGGAAGGGACCATATATTCAAAACTGCACTAGTGACACAACTACGGGAACTGGTATTTTCATTGACGGTGATAAAGCAGTAAAAACTAAGTCAATGAACGTTGATGCATTCACTCAATATAATCAGGGAGGAGTAGGTGTTGCTGTTACTAATGAGGGATATGCTCAATTAGTTTCTGTATTTACAATTTGCTGTAATGAGGCAATCACTGTCCATAAGGGGGGTCAAGCAGATCTTGCCAACAGTAATTGTAGTTTTGGTACTTTTGGATTAGTTGCAGATGGTGTTGGAGATGAACAGTTTACTGGAATAGTTACATCATCTGCTGCAGCATCTCAAGACAACATTACAATCAATGTTGGTGCAGTAACCACAAGACCATATGATGGTCAAGTTGTTTACTTTGATCAACTATTTAAATCAGTTGAAACTATTTCTGTTGGTTCTGGAGGAACTGGATACACTCAAGCACCTACTGTCACCATTGATGCCCCCGCTGGACCAAATGGAGAAACCGCATCTGCTTTTGCAAGTATTGAAAATGGAACTGTGACTGGTATATCAATTATTAGCAGCGGAAGTCAATATACCACTACTCCAACTATTACAATTTCAGGACCTCAGAGTGGTGTAAACACTGCTACGGCAACTGCCAATATGGCAGATACCTATTACACAATAAATAGTGCTACACCCATCGTCTCTGGAATTACTACATTAACACTTGCAGAA